TGTGGATTAGATAAAATAAAAAAGATTATTTGAATGTTCCCCAACTGATCAGATTGACTAGATTGAATTGAATTAAATGAATTAAATAAATTAAATGGATTGAATATAATAAATGATATTATTTATATAAGGTCAAAGATAATCAAATTGTGTTTATAAAATTGTAATACATTCCCGGGTATGCTATAATGACCCTGAACAAATCTATCTTGATGGGAGGTAGCACATTTATGTACAACAACTCACGACAACTCTATGACCAGATCTCCGAACTGGGCGTTATGTGTGGTTTATTCTACGCTGGCCCTAACCGCTGCAGGATCATTCTTTGCGCGGACTGTTACTATGTGCTGAATGATACAACGCACTGTACCATTTATGCGCATGAGTTCTATTCTTGTGTCATGGACTTTATGGATGAAGTCCAGTCCAGGTTCCGGAAGGGTGCTGCGACTTGAACAATGTGAAATATACGTTATACGCGGAGATTGGAAAATGCTTCCGTTCCGGAAAGCATTATCTGTATATAGGATCATGGCTTCAGGTGGATATGTCGAAATATGTTATCCTGGTCCATGGTACAATGTCCAGAACTGCGTATAATGATATTTGTACAAAGTACAAACTTCCGATATATGAATATGGCCCTATCAGCTGGGTGGATATCTTCCCGTACCAGGAAAGCGGGTTTTTCCGGTTCCAGCGTATTGGAAGTCTGTACAAAGTCCGGGATCAGGACATATGGAAGGGAGATATCCGGCATGGAAAATGGTACTAAAATGGTAATTAACAGGGACTGGCTTCCGAATTATGACAGGCCCTGTCTTAATCAGTGGTACAAGTGTAAGCTGCGTGATGACTGGTATAAGATCGTCAAGCAGGAGCGAGTGGATAATCAGACACTGTACAAGGTGGTATCTTTCCGGGATGGCGAGAACAAGTTTTTCGGTCTGACGCTGGCTCAGGCCCGGAGCGTTATCCAGATTGAAACGTATAAGATTGGAGTGGTATAAGTGGTATTGTTTGTGGTTGGATTCCTGATTGGAGCCATTGTCGGAATGTTTATTGCAGCAGTCCTTGTTGCCGGTGGGAGGGATGAATAATGAAGTATTGTGAACCGCATAAATTATCCAGAAAAGAATGTGGTTTAATTGTTGGATTATTAGAAGATATTCAATGGTCTGCTGATGATCGCCGTTTAATTGAAAGTATTATTAGAAAATTAGGTGGTACTATAGCGTCGGAGGTGCATGGAAATGTCTAAATACTCTTCCTATTCAGAAGCTCGCTCCATTGCCCGGAAGCGTCTGGAACGCTTAAATGAAGCCGGTTACGTTACTGATAACATTTCCTTCCCTACTGTTAAGCAATTAAAGGAACGGGGCATCAGTCCCGGATCCGCCCTCCGGAGCGTCCAGCAATTCCTCCAGGCTCCCACCAAGCTGGTTGAATTCCGGAAAGAACAGAAGGCCGGCAGGGAGCTGATGTTCCGACAGACTTCTACCGGTGTTCAGCTGGGCGAGCGCAAACGCCAGCTGAAGCGCCAGCGGGACGCTGCCTACCGTGAGCGTGTCCGGAACATGACCAAGGATGACCGGCGCTTCATGAAAGCAGCGCGGACCCTGGGCCTTAACCTGACCCCGTCCACAATCAAGGCTTTTTCAGAATATGTGAAGTATAGGTATTCACAAGGTGTCGGATCCGTCAAGTACATGATGGCTAATATCGTGGAAGACTATATGGAGATCACGAAAGGCCAACCGAAAAAAGCGGACGATGTCGTGAAGGATTACGAACGTTTCCTGGCAGACCGTGCGGAACTGCTGGACGCGTGGAACCGGATAGAAAGCGGGGAAAGTCCCAGCGCGTCAACTTCCGACCGGTTCCATGTTTCATGGTTGGAGTATATCAAGGCGAGAGGGTGAAAGTAATTGCTTTATATGATGGGACCGCAGCTAACGGAAGCTGTGGATATTAAAGCAGAATTATTGAAAAACGGGATCCTTCCCAGGGCGCCGAAAGCGAAAAAGCCCAGTAACAAGGCGAATTATTATGTGAATACACTAAGCGCTTTTGATATCGAAACAACGCGTCTTGACCTTAGTGATAATCCGAATGAACACGATTATCACAGCTTTATGTATGTATGGCAGTTCCAGATTGGAGAAGAAATAACTATCGTTGGCCGGTACTGGTCAGAGTTCCAGCAGCTGATTGAGATGCTGGTCAATACGCTGTTCGATATCAGCGAAGAGCAACAGATGCCGGAGATTCCGCACCTATGCTGTTTTATACATAACGCAGCGCATGAATTTGCTTTTCTCGCTGGGATTTACCATTTCCATCCGGAAGAAGGATTTTACCGCGAGGTCCGGAAGCCGATATATTTTGAAATGTTCAAGTGTATTGAGTTCCGTTGCTCTTATCTTCAGACGAATATGTCACTTGCTAAGTTAACGAAACAATACGGTGTCCCGCAGAAACTTAGCGGACAGAAATTTGACTATGACAAGATCCGTTTCCCGTGGACTGAACTTAGCAAATACGAACTTGAATATGCAGCCAGGGATGTTCAATCCCTGGTAGCAGCCATGCGGATCCGGATGGAAAAGGACTGCGATAACCTCCAGACGCTACCGTTAACATCAACCGGATATGTCCGGCGCGATGTCCGGCTGGCGCTGAAACCTCTTTACCTCCAGATCCGGGATATCCTCCCGGACGAAGATCAATACCGGCTGCTTCGGAAAGCGTTCCGTGGAGGAAACACGCATTGCGCGAAAGAGTATAGCGGGAAGATCCTGGAGGATGTGTATTCGTATGATATGGCAAGTTGTTACCCAGCCCAGCAGCTGACGAAGCAATATCCCATGAGTAAATTTCGGTGGCTGGATGATCGGCTGGACCTTGCCAGGATCATTCGTTTCCTGAAGCTGAATTATGCGGTAGTCGGATTGTATGAGTTCACAAATATCAGACTGAAGGAAAAGAAAACCAAGATCCCCTACCTATCCCTGGCCCGGACGGAAAGCGTGGACTTCCGCTGTGATAATGGGCGTCTGTTGTATGCTGGATTCTGCCGGATGGCGTTAACGGAGATTGACCTGGAGATAGTCCTTCAGCAGTATGAATTTGATTTGATTGATATCAAGTCCGCCATGGTAGCACAAAAGGGATATCTCCCGGAGGAATATAAAGATGTTATCCGAAGATATTATAAAAATAAAACATGGCTTAAAGGGACAAAAGATCCGGACGAATATTACATCTATTGTAAAAACAAAGAGCTGATCAATGCGGTTTTCGGAATGGCGGCCCAGGATCCTATTCACGCTGATATCCAGTATAATGACGGCGTCTGGACAGTATCAAATTATAACCGTCCTGCGGAAGAGATTGAGAAGATCCTGCTATCTGCTAAGTTTCCTTATCAGTGGGGCGTTTATACAACAGCCTACGCCCGTCAGGCTCTCCAGGAAGGAATTGACCTGGCCGGTGATAAAATGGTTTACTGTGATACTGACTCTATCAAGACAGACGGACCTGTGGATATTGAGAGAATAAACGAACACCGGCGGAAGCTGGCTAAGATATACAAAGGTGTAGAGAAGGACCGGAACGGAGAAGACCATTATATCGGGATCTTTGAATATGAAGGGACATATGACAGGTTCATTTCCTGCGGAGCTAAGCGTTACGCATATGAGCAGGACGGACATATGAATATTACAGTGGCCGGAGTCACGAAAGAAGTCAATGAGGAAACCGGTATCCCGTTTGCAGTGGAAGAGCTGGGAAGCCTGGAGAATTTCAAAGAAGGAATGAAGTGGGTGAAGGCCGGCGGTATCGCTGCTGTGTATAATGACAATGACGATTTTAATTATACGGATCCGGAGACAGGGAGACAGGTGCATATTGGAAAGAATGTTTCCCTGGTTCCGTCTACGTATGAAATGACTTTTGAGAAGGACTATAAAAAGCTGTTGTTTGAGTTAGACTTATACGGGGAATATCTGGACAGGAGGGAATAAGATGGGAAAGATTTACACGAAAGAAGGCTGGGTAAATTGGGACTGGATAATGAAGGATCCGGCGGTATTTATTATGGGTGTCGGACCCCGGGCAGTTGGTAAAACATACGGTGTTTTTGACTGGTGTATAGAACATCATGAAAAGTTCATTTACTGCCGGCGCCTGAAAACACAGCTTGATATGTGTGCGACCATGTCCGGAAACCCGTTCCAGAAAATCAACGCTGACAGGAAGATTGACATTAAACCGTTTAAGTCGGAGGGCGTGGTATCTTTCCGGTATGATAACAGGTCCGGTGAAGAGGTAGCGTGCGGGGTGTCCCTTTCTACCCTGGCCACGCTGCGCGGTATTGATTTTTCTTCCTATAATATTATTGTGTTTGATGAAGCTGTTCCCATGGTTGGAGAAAAGCCGATAAAAAATGAATTCGATAGTTTCCTGAATTTTGTGGAAACGGTTTCCCGTAACCGGGAGATTCTGGGAGAAAAGCCGGTGAAAGTGATTCTACTGGGAAACGCGAACAAGCTGAACAATCCGTATTATTCCGGATGGAAGTTCACGAAAACAGCGCTAAAGATGATTCGCGGAAAGCAGATGATATACCGGACGCCTGATGGATCCAGGATGATGATTCTTTTCCAGGATTCTCCCATCAGTGCGAAGAAAGCCGGGACCAGTCTTTACCAGAACGCAAACGATGGTTTTCTGGCCATGGCACTGGATAATAGTTTCCGGACGGATGAAACAAATATCCGTTCCGAACCACTGATTGAATACCGTCATCTGGTATCCGTGGGCGAGATCGGAATCTATCGTCATAAGTCGGACCGGCGGTATTATGTTTCCAGCCAACAGGGACAACCATATTATGATGGGTACGGAATCCAGCTGAAGATGTTCCAGCAAGACTTCTTTATGTTGCGCGTGAACTATATGACGCTGAAGAATTTCTATTTTGAAGATTTTGACAATGAACTGCTTTTCCGTGAATATTTTGAATTAAACTAATTATTGACAATTATTTGAATTAGCAGTAATATAATTACAGAAATTGACTTTTGATGGGAGGTCACTAAGATGGAAAAATTCATGGTGGTTGTTTGTTCGGAAGGAAGGCTCCAGGCGCATTTCTTCCTGTATCCGGATCTTGCCAAGCAATTTAACCGGACCATGGCCCAGATGTATTCTACTAAGCTGTACGTTTACATTCCGGATACTGATTCCTGGGAAGCGGCGGCGGATCAGTTCTGATATTGTCCAGCAGGATCCGGACTCCGGATCCTGTGGACAGTACCAGTCCGGTACTGAATAAAAAAATTTGTGGGAGGTTTTCAACATGGCAGAACTGACAGCAAAAGAACTTTTCCGGGCGAAAAACGGGGACGGCGTCCAGAACGTGCGCGACTGTGAGGGTCAGATTCTCCGGCCCATCGCGTTCACGACCAAACGCTATATCGGACGCGATGAGAAAGAGCATGAAGTCTTAATCATCAAGGACGGCAAATCCGGCGAGATGTTCAAGACGGAAGTCCGGGCTTTCATTGAAAAGTACCGCGATTATGAGGAATCTTTCGGCGGAGAACCGGACGCCGAAAAGCCGGAAATCGTCATCATCCTGAAGAAGTCCCAGAAGGGGAACAGCTACGTGAATTTCGACCTGGTGGGCGAATGATCCCAGGTCCCGGATCCGGAGGCATAATCCCTCCGGATTTTTTATTTGCGCTGCAATCCGGAAATGTGTAAAATAATATTAGAGGTAAGTTAATCGCTTCCCGTACGCAGCCCTCGGAAGGGGTAGGGATGGCCGGGCGCGGCCAAGAGGGCGAATAACTTACCTACTTTTTATTGGAGGGCTTTATTATGCAAGACTTCATAACCATTGTCCAGTCCGTCGGCTTCCCTATCGCGGTGGCCATCGCGATGTTTATTATGCTGCAGCAGGAACAGAAGCAGCATAAAGAGGAAGCCCAGCAGATCCGGGACGCGCTGACGGAACAGAAAGCTGCTTTCACTGAAGCAATCCATAATCAGGAAGCCGGGACTCCACCAGAAGCACAAAAACAAAGCGTGACGGAGTAGGATCCCGGAGTATTTCCGATTTTAATTATATCGGATTATGTAAATATCTTGACTATGATACCGGAAACGTGAATAATAAAAGTCAGATAAAGTCAATCTTAGATGAGATTGATAATCTGCTGCGGAAATTGAGGGAGGTTATTTCATGACTTACACTGAAATCAAGGACCTGTTGTCTTCCGGTTTTACGCCGGAACAGATTACCCAGCTCACTACTTCCGGAGTCAACCCATCAGCTCCGGAGTCTCCATCCGGCGGAGAACCCATCACTCCGACCGGGGAAGTAGCCTCTCCCGCAGAGGTAGGGGAGGAGACTCCTCTCCCCTCCCCTACTGAGGGAGAGAACAACAATCCGGATCCGGACCCACTGGAGGATATCCGCTCCCAGCTCCAACAGCTCCAGCAGGAAAACAAACAGCTCCGGGAACAGATCCAGACAAACAATATCCGGGACCGTACCATTGAAACCGTCACCGGCCCGGATGCTTCCGAGATCCTGGGCGAGATTATCCGCCCTTCATTCAAAAGTAAGGAGGTTAAACCATGAGAGATAACGGAACTGACCGTGACGTTGCCCTTCAGCTGCTGGATGCTGTTACCACTGCGGCGGACCTGGTCACGGTCATCAACCAGAATCTGTATGAAGCTGTTGTTACCACACAGCCGACTGACCAGACGGGAGCCGTAGGGGATACCGTGGAATTCACGGTAGCCGGTTTCAATATTGAAGCCTACCAGTGGCAGTACCGGCCCACTCCGACCGGCACCTGGCAGAATTCGACCACCACCGGCTACAATACCGATACACTGAAGGTTGAAATCACTGAACAGCGTTATTCGTACTATTATCGCTGCCGGCTGACCGGTCCCAAGGGAACCTACACATATACGGATGTTGTCCGGCTCCGGCGCCCGGCTACCACTTAAAAGGAGGTATTAAGAATGGATAGAGATATTGCGCTGTCCCTGGTCGAAAAAATGACGGTTCTTAATACCGCCTTGACCAATCTTTCCCAGTATACCCTTCCGGCAGGAGCTACCCGGGAAGCTAAAATGCTTCTGATGAAGGAAGAGCCGGAAGCTGAACCCGTCACCGAGCCGGCAGAAGAGCCTGAACCCGTTCCGGAAACCACCACAACCCGGAAAAAATCTACCAGTAAATAAGGAGGTATAAACAATGGGTGTTAATTCTCTTACCTTTCAGCAGTGCAGTACTGTTCTGACGAGTCTGTACAAACAGGCGTCCGGACGGGATGTGGTCGTGTCCACAACTCCGGACTTCATCAGCGTTGCATCCGCTACCCTGTCCCTGGGAACGGACGCTGTCATGAACGCACTTTCCAACGTGCTGGCCCGGACCATCTTCAGCGTCCGCCCGTACTCCGCCCGTCTGGCTGGCCTTGAAAAAGACCTTCCGACCTGGGGCCACTATATGCGCAAACTGGCCATCGTGGACGATGACTGGGACGATTCCAAAGCGTATGCATGGCCCGTGGCGTATGATTCCAGCCAGTCCGGCCATGAAACCGGAGACGGATACTCCGTGGATCAGTGGACGATTAAGAAAAGGAAAGTCCAGCAGACCAATTTCCTGGGACAGTCCGTGTTCTCTGATCACTACACGGTGTTCGAACAGCAGCTGGAAACCGCTTTCACCGGCCCGGAAGAATTCGCTGAGTTTCTGTCTATGCTGACCACTACCATGTCCAATAAGCTGGAGCTGGCAAAAGACGCCCTCTCCACCGGACTGGTATGCAACATGATCGGGACCCTGATCGTGGAAAACAATTCTGATCGGGTCGTCAAGCTCCTGACCGAATACAATTCCCTGACCGGCGGATCCTATACGGCCACTTCCATTTTCCTCCCGGATAACTATCCGGCCTTCATGAAGTGGGTATATGGCCGTATCGCCGGCGTGGCTTCCATGTTCCGGTCCATGTCCGTCAAGTACCAGACCATGATCAGCAGTCAGCCTGTTCCGCGCCACACGCCGTATGAAAAGCAGAAACTGTTCATGCTGGCCAATGACCGCTTCCAGATTGACAGCCGTGTGCTGGCGGATACTTTCCATGATAACTACCTGGATAAGGCCGGCGTGGAAACTGTTGCCTACTGGCAGGGTATCGACACTCCTGACAAGGTTATCGTGAAGCCTACCTATACAAACACTTCCGGCGCCGTGACCACTGCGGCGAACGCTACAACCCAGGCTGGCGTGTTCGCCCTGTTGGCGGATACTGACGCCATGGGCTGGGCAATGGTCCATCAGAATGTCCGGCCCACCGTGGAAAACGCTGCCGGCGAGTACCGCAATATCTGGTACAATATGCGGCTCCGGTGCTTCCAGGACAACACGGAAAAAGCCGTTGTCTTCCTGCTGGCGTAATCCGTCTATTCCTCCTCAGGGGAGTGGGAGAAATCCCCTCCCCTACTTCTTTATAAAGGAAGTGAAACAGATTGACCATTGAATTCTTCAATTTCAGCAAAAAGAAGAACAGCACAAAACAGCCAACCACCGGATCCGGGACCCAGTACACCGGCGTGGAGCTGAAGGACGACTGCTCTATTCTTAATCCGGTGATTAAGGTAAGAGTTGCAGGGATCCCTGTTCCTACCGTGGCCCCGGTAAACACTTTCAATTATGCGTATATCGCTAAGTTTCAGAGGTATTATTTTATCTCTGACTGGGTATATACGCCCGGGATCTGGGAAGCACATCTGACGCTGGATGTCATGGCCAGCCATAAAATAGCTATTGGATCCATGTCGGAATATGTGGTCCGGTCCGCCAGTGCTAATGACGGGACCATTATTGATACCTATTATCCTGCTAAGTCTTCTGTTTCCCTGACCAATCATTTCAAGTCCATGAACTTTTCAACAACAGGATTTTATGTGATTGGCGTCATTTGTAATTCGTCTACTATTTCCGAAGGTGCTATTACATATTACCTGCTCACAGCTGCTGAGCTGGCTAATATCAAAAGCTATCTCATGTCCAATACTTTCCTGAGTGATAATAACCTTTATACTAATCCAGACCTGTCTCCGGATCTGATTAAGGTACTCTATAATCCTTTCCAGTATATTGTTTCATGTAAGTATTATCCGTTTCCCATTCCGCTGGGGGATCCTGTTGGTGCTATCAACTTTGGTTGGTGGTTCCTTAATTTTCCGGCTACCAGGAAAGTACCGGAAGGCGGATACATGGTTACTGCTATCGCTGAAGAATATACCGTTCCTGCTCATCCGCAAGCGTCCAGCAGGGGAACTTATATGAACCATGCACCGTACACGGAGCTGGTCATGTATCATCCGCTGTTCGGAACTGTTCCTCTGGATATGTCAAAGATTGATGCCGGGGATGTTATCAGGACAGTGGTTAACTGTGAAACTATAACGGGCCAGGGATATATTACTATATATGTAATGAAGAATCCGTCTTCTCAGTCTGCTACACAGTACGTTCTTTATCAGGCCCTTTGCAGTATTGCCATTGATATTCCCCTGGCTCAAATGAATATTGATACCATCCAGGCCGCAAGGACTGCTGTTAATACGGTCGGAAATATTGTCAGCAGTGCGTCCCGTCTGGATATTGGCGGAGTAATTACAGCAACCGGAAACGGTGTACTTGATGCTTTACAGTGTACTGCTCCGGTACTCCAGTCCTCCGGATCCCCTGGTAACCGTGCCAGCTTTAGAGCTAATATCAATTACTGGTTAATGCACCGGATCGTTGTCAATGATGATAACGCTAACAGAGGACGGCCACTGTGCCAGGTGAAACAGATTAACACTCTGTCAGGGTATATTAAATGTGCGGATGCTCATGTGGATATCCCTTGTCTGGAAGCGGAACGGGATATTATTTCCGGTTTCATGGAGTCCGGCTTTTATTATGAGTGAGGTATAAGGTATGGCTGTCCAGGATCCTGTTCTTCTCAATGGCTGGTGGGTATATCTCCGGGATGATATGGGAAGTACTCATCTGAATCCATCAGATAAACAGATACATAACGCCCGTGTCTTCCGGAACCAGATGCTTGGTTATGGTTGGTCTGAGCTGGCCATCGCCGGTATGCTGGGGAATATCCAGCATGAATCCAGCCTGACAACCGGCGCCATTCAGAAACCGTCAGTGCTTCCGAACAGCGGACAAACCTTAGCAGATGTTCCGAACTCTGTCATGATATCCACATATTTCGATCCCAATGATCATGATACACGAGGTTATGGTATTGGGTTAATCCAGTGGGACAGCTACACAACAGAAGCAACTCCCAATGGACCGGCCCTGGTATCATACGCCATCCGGAATAATAAAGACTGGTATGATGGAAACGTACAAACCAGCCGTCTGGAATTCGAATACCAGCATGATTCAACCGGAGGGAATATTCCGGTTCCGTCTACCGGAAGAACTTATAACTGGTGGACGGTCCACCAATGGCAGGGACAACAGTGGACATATGCCATGTTCAAGACTGCCAGTAACATAACCCCATCCCTGGCGGCAGATATCTTCCGGGCCGGACGGGAGAGGGGAGGGGCGGGGTCCATTCAGATCCGGCGAGATAACGCTGAGTACTGGTATCAATATTTTATCGACCATCCTCATCAGATAAAACCCTGGATGTTCTTTAATAAAAGGAAGGTGACTTTTGATGTTAAACGAGTCATTTAGTATCCCTACCGATTACACCGTCAATAACCTGGTAGCAAACATTGTTTCCCCTAATACGCTCCACTGCCGGAATACTGCACTTTTCGGCTACTTCCGGCGTTACCTGCTCCAGGAAGTATTCGCCATCTACAAATGGACGCTTCCGAAGAACTGGGATCCTGACTTCTTCCAGTACGTGCTTTTCGGTTATGGTTTTGTGGTCATCGTGGACACTGAAGAATTCGGCGTGATCCCGCAATGGGGAACGCTGGGCGGGTATAATGTCTTCTACCGGCCGGCGTACGCTATCGTCAGTAATCCGCTGATCCGGAAAACCATCCAGGCGGATATCGGTAAACAGTGCAGCATTATCAAGTTGATGCCGGATTACAGATCCATTATGGACTTGGTGGATTATTACGCGGACAAGCTGGCGCTGACTTCCGAAACCATTGATATCAATCTCTGTAACGCCATGGTGTCCACCGTGTTCGGCGCCGAGGGAAAGACGGAAGCTGAAGCCCTGAAGAAAATGTATGATAAGATCCGGTCCGGGGATCCGGCTGTGGTCATCGGTAAAAAGTTCTTCCGGGATGACGGAACACCTAACTGGCAGCCATTTCAGGCGAATGTAAAGAACACATACATCGTTCCGGACCTTCTCGCGGACTTCCGGAAAATCAAAGAAGAGTTCTTGACCGCAATCGGTGTTCCGAACGCAAACACGGACAAGAGGGAAAGACTGATCACTTCCGAGGTCGAATCAAACAACGTGGAAACCAGAACGAAAATTGAACTCTGGTATGATTCCATCAAGCGCGGAATAAAACAGACCAAAGTCTTGTTTGGTGACATGGACTTGTCTGTTTCCTTCCGCTATGACGCGCCGGACATGAACAAAGAACCGGAAGAGGGGAGGGACGAATAATGCCGGCTACACTGTCAATCCGTGGACTGTACATCATGAACGAATCCCTGTTTACCGGTATGATTATGCCGGACGGGATGAACACTGCTGACCGGGATATTATCGTGGACAATATCCTAAATGAATTCGCGGAACTTGAAGTTATCTATCCGGATCCTGTGTTCATGCAAGACGCTATCGGAAAATGGAGCCATAAAGAAGTTGGCACCTGGGGCCGGATTTACCGAGCATCCATCGCGGATTATAATCCCATTGAGAATTATAACCGCGTAGAAGAATCTTCCGAAACCGGAACCAGCGCAAACACGGAAAAACATTCCGGAACGGACACCAGTACCACCGGATCACGGTCCAATCTCGCCGGGATGGATAAGGACGCGAACTCCGGATCCGACAGCCTGACCACCAATCGCACAGCGTTTGATTCCAATAACCTGGTAACAACCGGAACAGATACAACACAGCATGGCCATATACTGACCAAGTCCATCAACGAAACCACAACAGAGGAAGGAACCGCGTCCGTCCACCATGGCCAGGAGATCAATAACCAGGGAAACAATAACCTGGTCCGGCAGTCCCATATTTCTGGTAATATCGGCGTGACAACCAGTCAGCAGATGCTGGAACAGGAACTGATTGTGTCTGCTAAGCTGAACGTGTACAATTATATTATGGAATCATTCAAAGACAGATTCTGTCTTGAAGTTTATTAAGGAGGTATTATCATGGCTCTTCTTCTCATGCCGTACACTAACCTTCACGAACTGAACCTGGACTGGATTATCAATAACCTGAAGGAAGCCGGCGTCACTTCCGTAAACGGAGAAACCGGTATTGTGGTCCTCTACAAGGAAGCCAATGTCCAGCTGCCGGATGTCCCTTCAGACCTGAACTGGCGTATTGTCCGGAAGACCAACGGGACGATTGAAGGTATCAAATTCAACAAAGCGGCGCCCATGCAACGCATCCATGGCAACAATGAATACCTGGTCTATGACGCTGGAAATCCGCCTCCCTATCCGGTAACCTCTGTCAATGGATCCACCGGGGCCGTGACCGTTCCCGTTCCCCTGGATAACCTGTCCAGCGAGTTCGTGTCATTCTCCCAGAACGCGCCATCCCACAGCTGGGGCCTGACCCGGAAGACCCGGGACGGTGACCTGGCTATATTCCTGGACAGCACCGCAGACAAGCCCTCCATTTCCCTGGTATTCGTGAACAATAACGAAACAGTGGACGAAACCCTGAAGATCCTGACCGAACGGGACCGGGGCTATGTTGAAACCACTGTTCCGGTCACCACTGCAGCAGGATCCTATAAAGTAGGTACGTTCGCGTCCCTGGGCATCCCAACGAACGCAGTAATCACTTCAGTCATCTGCATCAACTGCACCACGAGTCTTTGTATCACTTCCGGAATCAGCGTGGCCGGTAATGATATCTATGTATATCTCGCGAATGATGTCCAGGTTTCGGATGGACAGATTCGGATTACTTACATGATCCCGTAATCCGGATAATATCATTCAATTATAAGAACAGGATATAATTGTATCCTGTTCTTTTTATTTAATATATTTAATTCATTTAATTTATTTAATTCATTTAATTTATTTAATTCATTTAATTCAATTCAATCTAATCAATCTGATCAGTTGGGGAACATTCAAATAATCTTTTTTATTTTATCTAATCCAC